TAAGAAAGGTCAATCAGGTAATCCTAAAGGACGCCCACCTGGTAAAACTCTTAAAGAATACACAAGAGATTTCCTTGCCAAGATGACAGATGACGAAAGACAGAACTTCTTAAATGGATTAAGCAAAGAGGTTATATGGAAAATGGCAGAAGGTAACCCAGAGCAAGAAGTTAGTGGGGGTGTTACTATTTCTGAGATAATAAATAAGATAAAAAAAGATGAAGACAACAAGCCAACAACAGACGGGACTGAAAGAAACGATATTAAATAAAGAATGGAGAATAGATAATATCTATAAGATTATTGATAAGAACAAGAATAAGATAACATTTAAAAGAAATAGGGCTCAAATACATTTTAATAAGCATAAGCATACAAGAAATATAATATTAAAGAGTAGGCGTTTAGGTTTCACAACAGACGAAGGCATAGATAGTTTAGATGATGTTTTATTTAACGAAAACTTTAATGCTTTGCTAATAGCCCACACTAAAGACGATGCTACTGAAATATTTGACAAGCAGATTTCTCTACCTTGGAAGAACATAGATGAAGAATATAGAAGCCTATGGAGTTTAGACTCTGAAAGTATTAAGAAGCTTAAATTTGGTTTTGGGAATGGTTGCTATAGTTCTATAGTTGTCTCAAATTCAGGACGTAGTGGATTATATAATAGAGTACATATATCTGAGTACGCTAAATTATGTGCTAAATATCCTTTAAGAGCAAAGGAAATAGTATCAGGTACATTTCCAACAGTTCCACCAACTGGAAGAATAGACATAGAAAGCACAGCAGAGGGAATGGATGGAGACTTCTATGAAACGTTTATAGAGGCTTGGAATAGAAATAGAAAGCCAATGGATATTGAATTCAAGGCTCATTTTTATAACTGGACTTGGGACGATGAAGAAATAGAAAAGATAGAGAAAACAATACCAATAGATAAAATGGACGAGGGCAAGACATTTTCAGAATATCAAAAGACACATAAACTATCAGACATAGAGATTACATATTATTACAAGAAATGGTTATCAATGAAGAAAGATTGGGACATATTACATCAAGAATATCCTACAACCCCAGAGGAGGCATTTATAGCCAGTGGTAATACATTCTTTAGCAAGGACAGAATAGTTAAACAAATAGAAGTAGCTCCTAAGCCTCTTAAAATAGAGAGAGGAATACTCCCGGATAAGTTATACAATTATTATTTAGATGGAGTGTTAAGAATATATGAATTGCCACAAGAGTTTATAGTATATGTAACAGGAGCAGATGTAGCAGAGGGAAAGAATAACGATAGTTCCACTGCTTACGGCATAAATAACAAGACATTAAAACCAGCTTTTGGCTTTAACAGTAATAAGATTAGACCAGATGATTTTGCAGAATTGCTAAACGATGTAGGATTGTGGTATAATAATTCATACTTAGCAGTAGAGAGCAATGCAGGGCTATGGGTACTAACAGAATTAAATGAAAAACATAACTATCCTAACTTATACTGGCGTGAGAGAATAGATGATGTTACCCACGCAGTAAACAAACAACTCGGATACCATACAGGCACAGGAGGTCAAGGCAGAAAAGTTATGTTAGATAACTTATTAGTAGAATTTAACAATCAAGACGGTATATGGACTAACGATTTTTTACAAGAATCTCTAGTATTTATAAGAAATGAGCAACACAGACCAGAGGCAGCACAAGGAAAGCACGATGATGAGATTATAGCAGCAGGTATCTGCCACTTTGTAAGAGAGAATGTTCCCTCTGAGAAACAACAAATAAATACAGCCCCTAAGTCGCTGGAAGAGAAAATCAAAGCAAGGCTAGAGAGGAAGAAGCTAGGAGCTAAAGAACATATATCACAAAAGAACTATTACTAAAAAAGAGACGCCAACCTTTTTAAATGGATAATCTAAAGAAGATAAACGAAGAACCTAAAACTAAAACACATACAGCTGCTGATAAGGAATACCAGTTAGCTGACTTCTTAAGCAAAAGAATAGAAATACTAAAGAAAACAAAGGAAGATATTCTTGACGGCTTTAACTTTGAAGCATTAATGAGAAAAGCTGATAGAGAGTATGTCCCTAAAGACTTACTGGCAACTAGTGAAGTAAGCACATTAATCACTATAGGAGATGAAGATGCAGGAAACACTACCTCTAACGCCAAGATAGTAGATATAGCATTAGACGCAGATAGAGCTAATTGGAGGTCAAGCATATCAGAGCCTACTCTTCTTATTAAAATACAAACAGCATTATCAATATTAATAGACCAAAACCCAGAGTCAGTCTTTAAAGCTACTTGTGAGAAATATGAGAAAAGAAACAGTATAGCTAAGGCTATATGGAAGAGAAACTGGGAACTAAACAACGGGGTAGAGATACTTAAGTTGTTTGTTTTTGATTTGGCTAAATATGGATTTGCAGTAGGTCATACTATCCCTCGTATTCTAAAGAGAGACAAGGAGATATTAAAAGAAATCGACACAGAGAACCCAGAGAAGAACAAATATAAAAAGGTAGAGATAATTGAGTTCAATGACATCTATAAAGAAGTGCTTGATTTATGTAGGACTTGGATAGATGACAAAGCTAATTTAAAAGACCCTTTCTCTGTTAATGATTGGTATTACGAGAAAGACTACTCTATAGCAGATTTTAAGGAAGAGTTTGGAATGTATAAGAATGCTAAGTCAGTTGATGGAGCAACACTCTCAGAAGATACAAAAGGATTAAACTCAGCCACAAAGACTAGAGATGATATGGTAACAGTAGGTTTCTATGAGAATAAAAAGAAAGACTTATATTCTATATGGATACCTTCAACTAAAACAGTTCTATACTACTCACCACTTCCAAACGATGATGGTAAGTTGACATTATGGTATGCTCAATGGATAGAAAGAGATGCAAGAACAATCTACGGAATAGGACTATTTGAATTGCTTAAGAATAACAAAGTGATGTATGACAGATTTAAGAATATGACAGTTGATCAGCTTACTATGGCAATCTATCCTATGATATTTTATACAGGCGTTCCTATGGACGGAGAAGATGAAATCAAGATAGCTCCTGACAAGCTTATAAGAAAACAAGCAGGTACAAACATAGAACAAGTAAAGATTAGTTATGACCCTAGAGGTTGGGATGCAACAGAGCATTTTAAAGAGGATATGGACGATGCTAGTGGTATAACGAAATCTCTCGAAGGTAATGTTACTGGTAAGACACTAGGAGAGGTGCTACACGCCAAGGATAGTGCTTTAAAGCGATTAAACATACCTTTAACTAATATCGCAAGGGCATTAGAAATGGACGCTTATTTAACTCTTTCTTGGGCTAATCAAGTCTATTCAGTGCCAGAGATTAAGAAGTTTACTAACGCCAAAGAATTAGCAGAATATGAAGAAGAAAACAAAGTATATGGCAATAATATTAATAAGACAGGCGGTTTATTCTCTAAGAAGATTGAGGCAGAGTTCTATAAGAGCATTGACCTAGGATTAGAAGAAGATGGAGATGGTATGCTAGTAGAAAGCCCAGACAGACGTTTCTTTAGACTAGGAGATGATAAGTTCCCAATGGAGAGTATTAAGTGGGAAGGAAAAATTAGCATTAAAGCAAAATCTATAGTATCATCTAACCCAGAGCTAGAAAGGCAAAGGAAAATGGAATTATATAATATTGTCACACCTACAGTTCAGCAAATGGCAGGATTATTTTATCAACACGTTGACCCTAAGACAGGAGAAGCATATACACCAGATGGAGCAAAGGAAGTAGCACTAGCTTTATATAATCCAGTAAAAGAAATACTAGAGATACAAGATGAGAAACCAGAGAACTGGATATTTAAAGACATTATAGCTATGGCAGAAAACCCAGAGATACTAGAGCAAGAAAAAGCACAACAGGCAGCACAAGAAGCACAGAAGCCAGAGAATGGACTATTCGTTGACCAAAACAGTATAGGAGGAGAAGAGGGAGGCACTCCAAGCCCACAAGGTGTAGGAGGTTCAGTCGTAGCTCCATCAAGCATAAGTAATCCATTAAAACAAGTTGCTGGTAGTATGAAAAGTGCAGAAACTAAGGCAACACAATCATTTTAAACTATGAAGAATGAAAAACGAAAACTATTACAAGAAGTTCAATCTGATAGAGGTTGGGAAGTTTTAGAAGAATATTTAGAAGAGTATATAGAGAGGTTGAATACTGATGATAGTATTAAGAGAGACAGTCAATTTGAAACACTATGGCAGAGAGCTTATTTAGAAGGTGGAATTAATCACTTAAGACAATTTTTTAAAGATGCCGAGACAGAGGCACGAAAATATATATGATTTCAAAATATTCAAAATTCCAAGAAGGTAAACTTAAGATAGAGGCAAACTATAATCCTAAGGTAGTTCCTTGTAAGCTTATTAGATTTACTATAGGCAAAGAGTCTGTTGAAGTAGACAGAAGCCACCTATATAACTTACTTGTATTATTTGCTGACGACGAAGAAATGGACAAGTGCTTGAATATTAAGAGTAAAAAGATGATTATGGTGAGAAAAATGGTTAAAGTATTTACAAAGGACGGAGTAAAGGCTGGTGGAGAACTTGTATTTCCTATTAATATTCCGATTGATGCAGAATTTTATGATGACTATCTTAAAACTAATAAAGATGGTATGATGAAAGAAGAAGAGGCGAGGGACTTATTAAATAAGAAATAGTATGGGTTTATTTAAAAAAGGAATGACTCCTTGGAATAAAGGTAAGAAAGGAATATACAGTAAAGAAACTAAAAGAAAAATGAGTTTAGCTAAATTAGGAACTAAAGCATCTGATGAGACTAGAAAGAAAATGAGTTTAGCTGGTAATGGTAAAAAACATTCAGAAAAGTCTAAGTTAAAGATGAGTTTATCTGCTAAAGGTAAGAAAGTGTCAAAAGAGTCTAGACTAAAAATGAGCATAGCAAAGAAGGGAAAGCCTTCTTGGAATAAGGGAAAAAAGATGTCAGAAGAAACTAGAAGAAAAATGAGTGAAGCTGTTAAAGGAAGAAAAGCATCAGAAGAAACTAAGAGGAAAATATCAAATTCACTTAAGGGGTCTAAAAGTTCTTTTTGGAAAGGTGGAATAACACCTGAAAATGAAACTGTAAGACATAGTATTGAATACAGATTATGGAGAGAGACAGTATTCGCAAGAGACAATTGGACTTGTTGTAAAACAGAAGTAAAAGGAGGAATTCTACGTGCACATCATATTAAAAACTTTTCAGACAATAAAGAATTAAGATTTGCTATAGATAACGGAATTACATTTTCAGAGAAAGCCCATATAAAATTTCATAAGAATTATGGTTTTAAAAATAATACAAAAGAACAAGTTGAAGAATATATTAGAGAGTTAATTCATTAATCTTCCTGCATTCAGGAAGTAAAAAAAGGAAGTAATCATATGAATGAAAACAAAGACGAGGTAACACCTAAGGAAACACCTAAGGTAATACCTAAAGCAACAAACATTAAGTCCCTTGAAAAAGACTTTAAAGAATTTAAAGATGAAGTCAAGGAGCAAAACGATAAGGTTTTAGGACTACTTGAAAAGGTAATCAATAAAGACCCAGAGCCATCAATTATACCAGAGATTAAAGAAGATAGTACACCAGATATTAGTGATTTGAATGAGAAGCAAGATAGTATCTTTAAACACTATTTTGACCCTGTTGACGGTTTCAAGGCTTGGTACGATGTAAACAACAACATCTTTACAATAGAAGTGCCTATGAGCTTATCAAACACAACACCTGCATATCAAACTCTTTATAAACAAGACTTGAGAAGCAAGAAAGTCGATCAGAACAATATTCTTGGGAGTATGAAAGCTTGGTGTGAGCTAGTAGCATCTAACTTAAAATATGAAAGACGAATTCGTCTTAAATAATAATTAAACAATAATCATATGAAAGAAGTAAGAACAGTGATATTGAGTGAAAACTCAAATACACAAAAAGAATTCAAAGGGGAAAAAGCTTTAGAAAATGCAGCAATATACTTTGCTAAATTAGCAGGTATTGAAATTGTGCCTAAATTTGCAGAAGAAGTTGAGGAAGAAGTTGTAGAAGAGTCTACAGAGGTTGTAGAAGACGCTCCTGAAGAAGAAGTTGTAGAAGCTACTGTTTAATAATTAAATAATAAACATTATGAAATTAAAAGAATTAATTGAAGGAGTACAATCACTTAAGATTATCAGTGAGGAGAAACTTCCTATCGCAGTGAGTTTTAAAGTATCTTTATTTATAAGTAAGATCAACCCAGCTATAGATGCTTATAACAAAGAAAGAAACGGATTAATAAAAGAACTATCAACACCTGAAAAGGATAATAAAGGGAAAGAAACAGGAAACGTTAAATTTAAAGGAGAGAAAGAACTTAAAGAATTTAACGAAAAGATTGATAAGCTATTAGAAGAAGATGTGAAAGTAGAAATACCAGAGATTAAGATTGATGATTTCAAAGATGTAAGTATAGAACCAAAACATTTAGTTAATCTAACGTGGTTAATTAAAGCATAAATACATTTACAAAGACGCCTTATTTCATTTTGAGTGTTTGATATTGACACTTAAAATTGATAGGCGTCGTTTTATGTGTCTTAGAGGGAACGCCTAGTGCGTTCCTTTTTATTTATTAAATTTTAATATATTATCTTCCTATCTTTTGGGAAGTAAAATAATAATCGTATGGAAAATAAAGAAGTAAAAAATGACATCGCAGATGATGATTTAAAAGCATTTGAAGAAGCACAAGATAAAGACGAGATAAAGACGGGTGTAGAGAGGGAAATTGATGAGAAAGAGGAAAAAGAGGAAGAGGAGTCTAAAGAGTCTGAGGAAGAAAACTTAGACGAGGACTTAGACGAGAAATCAACTGATGATGCCTCCACTACTTCAGAGGTGGAAATTAAGGACGTTGACGGTGAAACGCCAAGAGAGAGAGGATTAAGACTTGAACTTACAAGACTTAAGAGAGAGAAAAGAGCTAGAGACGAAAAAGAGATGTTTAAAGAAGAGAAATCTACTAAGAAAAGTGACTATAACTATGATGAATTAGAGGACAAGTTCGGATATACCAAAGACCAAATTGATGGTTTAGACGAAATGTTTGATGTCATAGGAGAAAAAAAAGGCTTTATTCGTAAAGAGCAAAGCAACAAAACAATGGCACAAGAGACTTTAGTAGACTTTATTGAAGAACACCCTGAATATGCTCCTGAAAATGACAAGGACGACATATATTGGGGAAGATTTAATAATATTCTTAAAAGCGATTATAACATTAAAGGTAAAAGCTCTAGGGAACTTAAAAAAACATTTCTTAAAATAGATAGAGATGTAAAAGAGGAACTTGGAGACACTACCAAAAAGACTGAGGCTCAAAAACAAAAGATTGAAAGCGTTTCAAATGGAGCTTCAACTTCATCTAAGATTGAAAAGACTGTTAAGCCTAAAATATCTGGCAATCATCCTAACATAAACTTTAAAGGCTTTGATGAGGGAGAAGAAGAAGAATTTATAAACTAAATAATAATCATATGGCATTTACTGGATTTGAAAGAGCAGGTGGAACTTATACTGAAACAAAACCCAGAGTTATTGGTGCAGTAGCATACGCAGTTGGTGATTTACTAATGCGTTCTACTACAGCAGGAACTCTTATTGCAGGTACAAGTTCTGCTACTCCAAACTTATTTATGAATGGCGGTGGTATAGTTGCTAATGCAACTGACGGCGTTGTTACTAAAGCGGAAATAGACCCAATAAAACTTGATGTAGAATATTTTGCAGCAACTACTAATA